GAGTGATCTTGGTAAACGGATCGCTAAGTCTCAGATCGGTATAGTGTTTCACACACAGTACAAGGGCCCTGATCTAAAGTCTCTTTCTGCGTCTTTCAATCCTAATGTGTCTGCGCTCAAGAACAACACAAAGGCCTGGATAGAAGACGCATCTTTCTCGGATGCCACAGGTGTAGCCACACTTACTGCAGCAGAGTCCAAGCAACTGGAAAAACTACTGGCAGATATACAGGCATTCAAGGCCGATAAAACAGTTACGGATGCTCTAAAACACTTACAAACCGACGCCTCCATGAAAGAAACACTTACGAGATACTTCAACAGCAGCATCCGTACAGGTGTGGACAAAGGATCTGTGCCTGGTTTGATTCAGTTCGCTGCGGCACAACCAAAGCCAGATCAAGCACTTATACAGCGCATGAGAGACTACTCAAGTGGATTGAAAAAGGCATTTGATCTACACAAACGGATCGCATCTGCCAAGAACATCATTGTGGGAAAGATGAACCAAGTCAAAACAATTGGTGCGTTCTATCCCACAGATAGCGGATTCAAGGTTGCCAATCCTGAAGGATTTGTAGCGGTTGCTGCAAAGGGAGTCTACAAACTGGTAGACCGCTTGGAGTTCTCTCGTCAGAACTTCACAGCGATAAAGAATTGGGCATAGATAGTATACTCTTAGAAAGGAGAATTAGCACATGGAAGTTATTCACAACGCATTGGGTACATTCTTTTACACCGTAGTGGTATTTGTCGCCGGAGCATTCATCGGTAAGCCACTTTGGGACTGGGTATCGAAGAAGTTGCCGTGGAACAAGTGATCTGATATCTGCCCTATGAGGTAAGGGGGTAGGAGGTGATCCAGCCATGAAGTACAGCGATTGGAAGGCAAAGAGCGATCAGGATGCACTCAAGGAAGACTTGAGCGGTAAGACTGTAGCATTCACTTTCGGTCGTTTTCAACCCCCTACCTCTGGGCATCAGAAACTAGTAGACGCTTTAGCAGATGCTGCAAGTGAAGCAGGAGCGCAAGCGTTTTTGTATCCGTCACGAACCAACGATCCAAAGAAAAATCCACTACCACCTAGTGCTAAGATTAAGTGGTTACGCAAGTTCTTTGGTGACTCTGTAAAGATTGTGGACGACTCGTCTGCAAAGACAATGTTTGATGTGTTGACGAAGTTTGATTCGGCTGGAGTCAAGAAAGTAATCATGGTTGTTGGTGGTGATCGTGTAGAAGAAATGAAAAACGCAATCAAGCCGTATCTGACTCACAAAGATCCTAACAAGCGATATAAGTTTAAGTTTGAAGTGGTTAGCGCAGGCGAGCGCGACCCCGACGCAGAAGGAGTAGTTGGAATGTCTGCAAGCAAGATGCGCGCGGCCGCCGCTGAAGATAATCTGAAAGCATTCATGGGAGGCATTCCTAGTGGAGTCTCCAAGTCAGATGCAGAATCTCTATTCAAACAACTTCGTCGCGCTATGGGCGCGAACATGAAAGAGTCTCTAGAAGAGATTGCAGATTTGTCTCCCGATAATCTCATTGAAGTGGGGGAAGTAGCGTATGCAAGCGGAGCAAATATAAAGTTCTGGCTAGATGAGCAAGACGGTATCTTCTTTGCGGTGGAAACTGATAGTCAAGGCAACAGTACAGAAGGTGGATACGGAACCATAGAAACCATGCTGAGGATGTATCCGATGGCATGGTCTACACTAAAACCGTATCTCAGAGATTTTGCAACCAAGCAATACATCTCGACAAATTCCCGTAGAAGAATTCGCGCCACCGATGACACAGAAACCGGTCTAGAAGAATCTTCTCTACTAAAGCCATGGATGCTGCAACTACAATCTCTAAAAGAAATCGTTGCTACTGGTGTGGTTCCAAGCATGAAGTACATTGCATCCATACCGTGCAGCAAGCGTGAACTTCCCATGAGGCTTTTACGATCCAAGAAGTATGTGGATCCTATGGTAAAAAATCTGACATTTGGGAAGAGCGAAGCAGAAGAAGCAATTGCAGACAGTCATATGCTTAAGTTCAATACGGCATATCTTGAGTTTGCAAACCTATTCATTACTGCGGCAAACACAGGCAAAGAATCAGATTGGAAAGAAGCACAGCAAAATCTGTGCAAGAACTATTCGATCATACAGAGTGGATTACCAACAGAAATTTCAGCATTGTTACTGAGTGGACCTGCACCGTAAGAAAGGACAGCATGAACCCTACACCATTTTCAAACCAAGACGACTTTACAAAGGACATTGCAGGCATCTTGAAACAGATGCACGCCAATGAACCAAATCCACTTCCTGTGGAATTACAAGCAGCAATAGAACCCGCGAGAACTCAGATCGCTTCTGCTAAAACTTCAGATGAAGCAATTTCTATTCTGAAGTCTACAGCGTTTGCTGTTGGTCAAAAAGCAGGAACGGTGTATAGTAACCAAGACTTGCTGAACTTTGAAAGACAAGTACGCAAGGGTGTATAATGCCATGCGTTTTCGATATGGAAGTTGCTATACTAACGGATTCAAATTTCATGCAGTACGCGATGGGCACCTATACGAACCCATCGTGTATTGGTATGCGTGAGTTTGTAGAAGACCTGAGCCGAATCAAATACATCAAGCGACTACTTAGACGCTACAAGAAAACTGGAGAGATTCGAGATCAACTACTAACGAATCATTTCATTGTACTAAGCAATGTTTTTGGTATAACGGGAGCCGCACGGCTCCTGTTTTTCAAAGTGGAACCCGAGTTACACCCTGAGATCAAAACATTCATGGTACATATTGGTACACTTCCGAGGCAAATACCGGAAGCGGACTTGATACAAATACCGCTCAATAGGGAAATAGTGGATATTCTTAGATCATCACGATCTACATAATCAGGCAGGAGAAACCATGAGCGAAGAAACCCCAATCAACAGTCTCGGTGCAGGCAATATACAAGGTGTGCAGCCAGAAGGCCCCCCTGTAGTTCAAGGAACCTTTGCAGGGTGCAAAGTGTTTGATGTAGACACAGACACTTTCCACAAATGCATTCGCGGAGCAAAGACCCCGCAAGCAAGATGGAAACGATTTGTGGACTTGGAAACCCCCACCGGAAACGCCATCAGAGATTACTCATACAAGACGCCAGGTAGGCATATCATTGTACACAATCCACAAACGGGGGAGATGAGTTACATCAAGCGCGGACAGTCTAGGAGTAAACCGTAATGGATATTCTGCACCGCGACTTTGTTGGACACTCTTTCATTTGGTGGCAGGGGGTTGTTGAAGACAACCTCGATCCACTACAACTTGGTCGGTGCAGAGTCCGTATTCTAGGGTTTCACACAAGCGACAAGAAAGACATTCCCACCGATAAACTGCCATGGGCCTATCCGATTCAACCAATTACTAGTGCAGCAATCAGCGGTATAGGACAGTCTCCAACTGGATTGGTGCCAGGATCATGGGTAGTTGGATTCTTTCGAGATGGAGCAAATGCTCAGGAACCCGTGATCTTCGGAAGTATAGGTGGTATTCCCGAAGAGAAAGCGAACAAGCAAAAGGGATTTAACGATCCGCGTACAAGCAAAGAGTTACAGTTCATTCCTAAAGACGAGTTCAGAATTCAACAGTATCCGGTGAACGGTAGTGGTGCAATTCTAGAAAACATGACTGAGGGGAAAACCTATCCAAAACACATTGGAAGCGGGCCTCACCAATCACGGTTAAACGAGCAAGACACCAACAGACTGGCGAGAGGATGCAAAACAGACGAAACCATCATCGGTCTAAAGCGAAGAACTGCCAAAGAAAAGATTCCTACTGCATTACAGCCAACTCGCAGAAAGAGTGTTACAGCGGCTGATCCTGCTGTAGGTGGATCAGTAAGAACCAAAAGTCCTGACGGTCCTGCTTGGGACGAACGCAAGAGTGATTACGCTGCACAGTATCCGTACAACCATGTACGCGAGTCAGAGTCAGGGCATACATGGGAATGCGATGATACACCGGGGGCAGAGAGAATTTCAGAGTATCACAGAAGTGGAACTCACTACGAGGTGTTTCCTGATGGAAGCAAAGTTGAACGCATTGTCCGCGACAACTACACGGTGATTCTGAAAGACAATCATGTACAGATTGATGGCAACACATATGTCACCATTGACAAGGCACTTCGCATTCTACAAAACACAGATCAAGAATCTGGCAGAAACTTCGATGTGCAGGTTGGTCAGGGAGCAAATGTAAATGTGGAAGTTATGCAAGGTAGCGTGAACCTGACCTTGCACGATGGAGACTACAACGCATATGTGAACGGAAACTATACGCTAGATGTCACGGGAAACATGACTGAGCGAATCGGTAAGAAACGATTCTCGCATTCTGGCGGAGACACCCACATCAAGACCAACAAGACTTACATATTGGAAGCGACCAAAAACATTCTAGAGTCCTGCGGGGGATTCAGAGACATGACAACCGGACTTTACACCGCGTTAAAGTCTGGTCAGTATCATCGTTTCGTAAGCAAAGCCGACACTATCATTCGCGGTGCAACCATCCAACTAAACTAACATGGGAATGCCAGTACACAGACTCGGGGATTTATGCACAGGACACGGATGCTATGGTTCTAGACCAAATGCAGGTGCTTCAAGTAATGTCTTTGTTAACAGTCTAGGAGTGCATCGGGTAGGTGATCCGTGGAAAAAACATTGCTGTGGTGGATGCCACGGTGGAGTTCAGGCAACTGGTTCTCCTACTGTGTTCGTAAACAAATTACCTATGGCTCGCGTTGGAGACTCAGTATCGTGTGGGTCTAGCAACAAAACAGGTAGTGGAAATGTATTTGCAGGATAATACATGGCAGAGGGAATTGAAAGAACCAAAGAAATAACCAAACGAGCAGTAGGTAAATGCCTACCCAATGCCGATAGGCTTTCTAATTCAGTTAAGTCCCTAATCGACAAGATAATGAAGGGACAGATATTTCAAAATGCTTCTGCATTAGGAGTTTTACAATGGTTGCTTTGCTCTGAAGACTTAAAGACTTTAGTGAGTGCTATACCACCGTGGGCATACGATGGTACTTCGGGATCTGCAGATGTTACCCCGGATCAACAGAATTTCTATAACAGAATAACAGGTGTAGGTGGTGGCGATCTTCTCAGTAAACTAAGAACTCTACAGTACGGAGCAGAAAGTTCTTTTGGTTCTCAGCCAACCTTCACAGATAATCTTACAAACCAACAAATTCAAATGAGTGCTTTCAAATCACACACAGATGATCAAAGTGGTGTAGGAGATCCTGTAACATTTCAAAGAACGATGGGCATAGCAAGTGCATACGATTCTTCCAAACAACAAATGGAAGGCACAGACCAAGACAACTTTACAGGATTCTTCAACTCTAGCATTCAAGGACCTATTATCGTTGATCAGATGAAAAATCTGCTGTGCAACCGAGACTCTGTTGGACAGATTTTGCGTAGCATTTTAGATCTAATTGCGGGATCTCTTCCGTTTACACTCGATGATATTGCTGCTCTACTAGGTGGATTAAGTATAGATGAGTTTTTTGACAATTTAGATCAGATGCTGTCTGAACTGGCTGGTTTCTTTGAGTATTTAAACTACATCGTATCTCTTGATTTGTCTCAGTTTTCTTTGGCTGAAGCGTATATTCAGAAGTTCACTCTCGGGCAGGCATTAGCAGCAATGGTAAACGGTGATGGTAGAGGAAATTGTATTATGCGAGCAATGCTTGAAGAGTTTACAGGTAGTGATAACTTACGAGATGCAATTACTGCAATTGATGTTGAGCGAGACAAAGAACAGAGAGCAGCAGAAGTAGCGTCTGCTGCACAGACAGAATCTGGCAAACAAAGGGCATATGACTCCCAAACCAAAGAAAAAGAAGTGTTCTTTGAACCAGTTCCCGACGAATTGGTTCTGCAAGGAATAGTAACAGGAACTCCAACTCCAACTCCTCCGCCCATAGACGCTGCTACTGCTGCTATGATTCAGGCCAAATTATCGCAACTTGATGCAAGAACTATGTCTCTTGGATACGAACAAGAAAGACTAAGAAACTTAACGCTAGTTGCCCCCACCCCCACTCCTGAGTTCCTAGACGGTGGATACTTTAACGAAGACGAAGAAGGTGGAGAGGATGGAATAGTACCTTCCGATTCAGAATGGTACTCTCCACCAACCCCAACTCCAACTCCGAGTTCTTTTCCATTGGGCGATGGTGGAATTCAAGATGGAGGAGGCCTGGAACCTCTACCGTCGCCGTAATAATGCGAAACCTTGGTTTGGGTGATATGTGTTCTGGCTAATACATACATGAATAGGAGAATACATGGCAAGCATCCCGCAAAACAAGTTCACAGATATTGATTTGAACTTTGTCAAAAATCCCGTGACACGGGATATAAATGTTCTACAGGATGAAAGTGCAATCAAGCGATCTCTTAAGAATATCATCCTGACGAATACATATGAACGACCCTTTTTGCCTGAACTAAAAGGTAATGTTACTGCTATGTTGTTTGAACCGTTCACAGATCTAACGGTGATTCGGTTGGAAAAGGGTATTCGTGATGCCATATTGTCATACGAACCTCGTGTAGTGCTTCAAGATGTGATTGTTGAAGGTGATCCCGACCGTAACAGGTTTACAGTAACCATTCGATTTCAGATCAGAAACACATCAAAGGTATCTGAAACGCAGTTTTACCTAGAGAGGCTTCGCTAATGGCAGATGCAAACAACAAGATCGCAGTAGACGGACTAGAGTTCTACGAGATCAAAAACAATCTGAAGCGATTCCTGAGTTCTCAGGACAAGTTCAAAGACTATAACTTTGACGGATCGGGGTTGAGTATCTTGTTGGATTTGCTTGCGTATAATACTCACTACATCAACTACTACAGCAACATGGTTGCCAATGAAATGTTCTTGGATACTGCAACCGTGCGCGACTCTGTAGTTTCGCATTCAAAACTATTAGGATACACACCCACATCAAACAAAGGCGCTAGAGCGCAAGTTTCTGTAACCGTGGCCGCGGACGGTGATGGTGGAATTGCTAGTGAGTTTTTACCAAGATACAGTACATTCTTGGCAACTGGAGGTGGAGTTAGTTTCTCTTTCAGAACTACCGACACTTACAAGTTTGAACCCAAGTCATATGACGAGAATGGAATTGTTCAGGAGTACTGGATACCCGAAGTAACTATAGTGGAAGGTAGACCGGCAGTATCTACCTTTGTGGTAGACAGAACAAATTCTCCATCCCAACGATTTGTCATTCCCGAATCAAACATTGACCTAAGCACACTCAAAGTAAGAGTACAGGCTTCGGTAACGAACATATCGGGATACGATGAGTACTGGACTCTTGTTTCTGATCCCTTACAACTGAGTCCTACTAGCAAGGTTTACTTTGTACAAGAAACAGAAAACACCAAGTACGAAGTATACTTTGGGGACGATATTGCAGGCAAGGGATTGCAGAATGGAAACATTGTTGTACTGGAATACTTGATTACTTCTGCTGATCCAACAGAGGCAAATGGCATAGGCGCGACTGATACCGAATCGGTGCAATCCTTTAGTTTAGAGGCTAGCGATTTTGCTGATCCCGATGTAGTCACTATTGATCCGGCGTTGGGAGGATCTGAGCGCGAAGGAATCGATTCCATCAAGTACTATGCTCCTAGAGGATTCCAGGCACAAGATCGCGCAGTTACTGTGGAAGACTACAGTTTCATGCTTGCTAGAGATTATCCATTTGCGGATAGCATCTATGTGTGGGGTGGAGAAGACAATACTCCACCTGTGTATGGAAAAGTATTTGTGTCTATCAAACCATCACGGGGAATAAGTCTCACCAATCAAGAAAAAGAAGCAATCAAGACAGGTATCTTAAAGAAGTTCAATATCGTTGGAGTAACACCCGAAATTGTAGATCCTGATTACACCTATCTGAAATTTGAAACCACCATCAAGATGAATCCATCAAAAACCACCAAGACTCCAAACGAAGTGAAGCAAGTGGTAAAGAATGCTCTGAACTCGTATGTGAACGGCAATCTTGGCAAATTTGGTGGAAACCTACTAGCATCTAGACTTTCTTCTAATATTGACTCATCGGATACTAGTATAGAAGCAAGCGGAACTGTAATCTCTCTAGAGAAGCGCATCTCTCCAAACTACGGTGTTGCCGCAAACTATACCACAGACTTCTCAAATCCTATAGAACCCGAAACCATAATTTCAAACGGATTCTTGCATTTTGATGCCACAAAGGCATCTTTCTCATCTCCGTACTCTGTTGCGTATCTGCGAGATGATGGAAACGGACAGATCAATGTGGTGACTTACGAGCCTGTACCGGGCGCATCTGCATCAGGGGCAGGAGGTTCTGCATCAGGAATTACTACACCAATAACTCTTGCGTCACCAACTTCTACGATTTCTACCAACCCAACATCATTGCCTGAGAAATCTTTCCGAGTACTGAAATCTAAAGCAGGCACCATAAACTACGAATCAGGACAAGTCGATCTTCCTGCGCTAAATGTTGCAGGACTTTCGGGCATCAATCCTTTTCTAAAAATTGGCGCGCAACCAAGCAACTTTGCGGAAATTGTTGCAGACAAAAATCAGTTGTTGGTGATGGACAATACAGATCCAACATCAAACTTTATCGATGTGAGACTTTCCACAGAGGGTAGACTGAACTCACCAAGTTCAGCAAGAAATCAACCAAAGTTTCAATCACCGACCACACAACAATCTACAACTACCACACCAACAAACACACAAACAAGTAATGCCAATAATGCCGCAAAACCAAAAGAGTCTTCTCCGACTCCAAAAGGTTATCCCAAGTGTTGAGGTAATTGATGCAAGGATACGACAACAAACTACAACACTTTGTTGCTGGGCAAGTTCCAGAGTTTGTCTCTGCAGATCACCCAATGTTTGTTGCATTCATGGAAGCATATTTCGAGTGGTTGCAAACCAACGAAGAAGGAAGAAGACTTTCTCCGCTGACATTGCTAGATCAGAGAGACATCGACAACAGTTTGGATTCGTTTGTCAGTCTGTTTAGAGAAGAGTATCTGAAGCACTTTCCACAGCAGTTGGCATTTGATCAAACCACAGGTGCAGTCTTGGATGAGCGTAAACTGATGAAACATATCAGAGCGTTTTACAAGGCAAAAGGAACCGAGAAGGCATATCGATTTCTTTTCTTGATTCTATTCAACACATATGCTGAGGTGTATTCACCGAAGGTTGATATTCTTAGGCTTTCAGACGGCAAATGGAATACTCTTTATACAATCAAAACCACATCAACAAATGGTAGAAAATTGTTCCAGTATAACGGAGGAACAATTTCGCAAAGAGATAGTTACGGTGTATTAAAGGCATACGCAAACATAAAGAATATCATCCAGTACGCACAGGGTGGTTACGAAGTAACCGAATATACCATATCGCCTCCATTTGGAAAGTTTACACCAAATGCTCCAGTACAGATTACTAATTCTTCGTTGGATGCGTCCAGTCTAACTGAAATTGCGTATACTGTTCTTACTGGATTTGATATCTGTGATACAGGAGAAGAAAATGTACAAATTGGTCAATCGTGGAGACTTTATAGGATTGGCGATGAAGTTGTGCTGTACCCAAAGAACAACTATGGATTTCCTGAAGGCAGCGGCGGATCTGGGCTTGTGAGCGAAATTAACTATCTTCAAAGTCCATATTTTGCCAAAACTGGAGAGATTGACACTAGAGGTCCTGTTAAGAGAATAAAAGTCGTAAACGGTGGAGTAAATTACAATCCTGAAGAATGGAAAGCAAAGATCATTTCTCTGGGTGGAAGAGGTACTGAGGTAACACCAGTATTTGGTGCAGTCGTAGAAGACTATGGATTCTATAGTAACGATGATGGTCATCTATCTTCTAAAAAGAAACTACAAGATAACAGGTTCTATCAGGATTTCTCGTATGTGGTAAAGACAGACGAATCATTAGATAGATGGATTAACACTATACGAAAATTGATTCACCCATCGGGAATGGCTGTTTTTGCACAACAATATCTGTATAGAACTACAGGATATCGTATTGATGACAAAAACTTTGTACTCACATTTGAAGATCCAATCATCGGGCACTACACACCATACCGATTCAAGACCTACGAAAATCTTAGAAACAACAGTCAGGGTGTTGATTTGTATCCGTATGGATATAATCCATTACTAGGTACTGCTGTTGAAAACGGAATTGATCCTCACGATTCAGGTCAAAATCCTTTATCAGAAGGACTCATACAAGGCACACATAACATTTGGTGCTTAGACTCTGATCACAATTCACAAGACTACGATCAAGTTACAAGCAATAACATAACAGGTGGGTGTACAGGTACAGAAGAGTTGCAAGCAAAACACGAAACGTGGGAACTTTGTACGGGAACTGGTCCTGGGTGCTGTCTATCTCAGAATTACTGGATCGTGTACAGTCATCCAAACAGTAGAGGATACACAAACATATCTCCGTGCATCTGTATCGACGGAAACACAGACTTTACTAGATTCTCTTACATCAAACTGAACGACTTTTTCCACATGATTGACGGAAGATACTACCACTCGTTTGTGCCTGGATCTACTAAGTTTGATGGATTTGAAACCGATGATTTTGTTCCTGAAGAAGCATCGTATGCTGCAGGAAAAGTGTCCGGCCTTGGTGTTAGAATTGATGAAACTTTGGAAATTGGTGGCCTCGAAGACTCTGCCAATTTCAAGATATCCGACCAAGGACAGAACGATAACACCGATTCAGTTTCTAGATTTAGACCTAGATAAGCAGAGGTAATACACCAATGGCATTTGATACTCGTATACGCAACAAGTTTCGTGCAAGCCTAGCAGAATCTGTACTAGATGAGTTTGATTCTTTTTCTAATTCTAGATTCTTCCTGTTCTTTGGCAAAAACTCGCAATGGAGTAACGAAAATCGCCCAGATTTGGTCATAGATTGTGTTCGTAGTGATCTAGACATATGGACTGATATGATTGGAGCCATTCGTATTGGTAGAAGTGATGTATGTCTAGTAATTCCTCGAAATCCTTGGCAAAGCGGAACGGTTTATACAGAATACGATGATGTAGTTGACTTGGCAAATCCTTATAGTCCGAAACAGTTCTATGTAACCACATCTGAAAACAAAGTGTACAAATGCATCTCTAACGAAGGAGGAAACCCTTCATTAGAGCAACCAACATCAACAAGCACAAGTATCTTCTGCACGAGCGATGGATACCGATGGAAGTTCATGTATCAGATTCCTGACGATATGTACTACAAGTTTGCGACTGATACACGAATTCCAGTAGAGTTTATCGAAGATGGATTTAACTTTGCAGGAGGTCTTAGCAATGTCAGATCACTTCAACTTGCTGTTCAAAAAACTGCAATAGATGGAGGAATTAACCATGTGATTCTTACGTCACTAGGAGATTCATTTCCTCTCACAAGTATTGGCATGAATCAGTTGGTTGCTATTCCTGCCAGAGTAGGTGACACAAAAGTTTGGGTTACTCCTGCAGGACTTCCGGTTGGAGGAAATCTGAACTCTGAGGGTGGATTAGTTGGATACAGTATCTACTTTAAGAGTGGTTTGGGATCAGGACAAATTTACGAAATTCAATTTGCTGAATGGGGACAACCCGCCACCCCATATGCAGGACTACTTGGACTAACCATCAGAGAACCGCTTATCCGCCCAGTATCTGCTTCAGGAGAAAATAGAACAGGGTTTGATATTGTTCCAACAGCAAAGGTATTTGGTGATGGATTTGGTTGTGAATTACTTTGTAAGATGGAAGCAATTACTGGAACAGACTGCAACAACACTTATCAGATAGATCAAATAGAAATTCTAAGAGAAGGTAAAAACTATACAAATGCAACTGTCGTTATAGGACCAGTTTCTGTAAGAGCGCCTGCTGCAAGGGTAATCATTTCTCCGCGCGGCGGGCACGGTTCCGATGCAATCACAGAACTTGGTGCTTCTGAGATTATGATTTCTTCTTCTAGCAGAGCAGGTATAGCAGGTAATTTGCCAGCAATGAACAATTTCCGACAGTTCGGAATCATCAGAAATCCAAAATTGGGAAGAGGGGCATATGCAGGCCAGTATGCAGGCTCCGAAGACTTAGAAGGATTCAAACTCAGAATAACTAAACCAAGAACAATCGTAGTGAAAATCAAGTTTTGGGCAACCGATGGGATTGCAGGAAGACACACATACGATCCATATACGGGAAATTATGTTCACGGACAACTGGTAAAGCAAGCAATTAGTGGTGCAACTGGTAGAGTGGTTAGATGGATACCCCCTGTTGCGGTGTCTTCTGAGAATTGCTGCATAGCAATTACAGGACCAAATCCTACAGGATACCTGTATATCGAACCACTAGGAGATAGTGTTTTTCAGAACGATTCCACCCTATCCATCGTTGGATTGAATAATCAAGGGGAAGAGGTAGGCCCGACTTACACACATTTTCAAGAAGAAGACAACTTCATTACTACGCTAGGATACACTTCTGAATCTTTCGATGTTGGCAAGTTTGTGATCGGAGTAAATTCATTGACTACTGGCAAAATTGCCAGTTGGGAAGTTGGAACCGATGGAACAGACGGATATCTCATATTGAGTAATGTCAATGGAAGATTTCGCGGAGCAACTGTAAACGCGCTCGGAGAGTTTGTGGAAGGCGAAAGAATCGTACAGGTGTCTGGAGTGGATGAGTTTTCTGGCGTGTGGAGTGGCACAAACATCAGTAGTACAGGAGTTAGAGAAACAAACATCGGTATTGTTAGCGGGGATCCCCAACGAGAGACAATAACCCGGTCATCATACACTCAAACCTACAAGGTAAATGCCAAAGTCCTAAACAACAATCCAAGTATAACAGATCTCAGCGGTGTATCTTATCTTTCATTGGACAGCACTATTGATATACTGGAACTCATCACAGGTACTGAAGGAACAACCAACGCTGAGTACCGAAAGATAGGTTCAGCGTCTGTGGTGGACTATACGATTACCCAATCTGTTTCCGAGCAAGCAGTTAGTTTAGAACTCACTTCTCTTAGAGGGTGGGACAGATCATTTGATCTGTTTGATAGCACCACAAAAGAAGGCATTCTACTTGGATTTGGAACAAGTGAAAGCGGCCAGCCAGTTTTCATACTGACCGTGGACGAGATTCCCATTTCAAACAACATTCCTTCTATAACTCGGGCAGATGTAACCGAACCAGACCTTCAGATTAATAGTGGCGAAATTGTATACATAGACAATATCAGGGCAATTACACGCAACCCCGAACGGCTTGAAGAGTTCAAGTTGATTCTACGGTTCTAAAAGGACTAAGAATGGCAGAGATTGAACCAACACAATTTGCAGGCTTTCCTTACTACGATGACTATCAGGATAGCAAGAAGTTTATCAGGATGCTTTTTAAGCCTGGATACGCAGTTCAGGCCCGCGAACTAACTCAACTGCAAACGGTATTGCAAAAGCAAATCAGCAGATTTGCCAATCACATCTTTAAGGATGGAAGTCCAGTTGTCGATGGTCAATTGGGTGCAGTTGATTGCAATTTTATCCGTATTGAAACTGCAGTCACAGGAACCACATCAGACGGAACTCAAGGTCAGGTGGTGGTTGTTCCTTCTCAGTTTGTTGGAAAGATTATAGTTAATACTGTTCCGGTGGGATCTACCATTCCACAACTTCGTATGAAGGTTCTTCACGCAGAAGTATCCGAAGCAGTAGCCCCCACAGACCCAGACCCATACCATGTTTTATTTGTGGAGTATCAGAACTCTGTAACGGTAGTAGATTCAACTACTGGTGAAAATAAAAACATCACAACTCTACAAGACCTATACGATCAGATAACCGGCGCGCCCACACAATTGTCAGTAGTTACCGTAGTGGATGACACCAATCAAGAGATTGCAACAGATATTAGATGCCAGATCAAGTACTCGGATGAAAGCGTAGACAAGATTGCTACATTCGGGAAAGCAACCCTAATATCAAATCAAGATGGCATCTACTACATCGACGGCGCTTTCATCATGGCATCTACTCAGACTATTGCGCTGAAGCGAAAGGCCAGACTGCAAAGTACAG